TGGAGACTTTATTAGAACAAGTTAAACCTGTTATGGAAAAACACACAAATTTAAAATTAAGTCCTACATATTCTTACGCACGAATTTATAAAAAAGGCGATGTATTAATTAGACACAAAGATAGATATTCATGTGAAATATCAACAACATTAAATCTAGGTGGTGACCCATGGTCAATTTATTTAGACCCAACAGGTAAACAAGGTCAAGCTGGAATTAAAGTTGATCTTAACCCTGGTGATATGCTTATATACTCTGGCTGTGATCTTGAACATTGGAGAGAAGAGTTTACTGGTAAAGATTGTGGACAAGTATTTCTACATTATAACAAGTCATCTTCTAAAACAGCTAAAGAAAATTTATATGACAAGAGACCATTTTTAGGGTTGCCTGCTTGGTATAAAGGCTTTAAATTACCTAAATAATATTGTATATAATAATATGGCGGGAGATTCCACCACATATTCTCCTGCCTTATTATTAAGGATTTTTTTATATGTTACAAAAAGTTAAATTTGCACCTGGATTTAATAAACAAGTTACCTCAACCGAAGGTGAAGGCCAATGGGTTAATGGTGACAATGTTAGATTTAGATATGGTTTACCAGAAAAAATAGGGGGTTGGGCTCAATTAGGTTCAGTTGACATTACAGGTCGTAATACAGCTATTCACCATTTTGTAAATACATCAGGTATTAAATATGCAGTGCTTGGTACTAATAGAATATTGTATGCTTATTCTGGTGGTATTTTTTATGATATACATCCAATTAAATCTACAACAACTTTAACTAGTGCATTTTCTACAACTAATGGATCAGCAACTGTAACATTAACTTTTGCATCAGCACACAATGCAAACAAAGGTGATATTTTATTATTGGATAATTTTACCTCTATAACAAATTCTAATTTTAATTCAGCAAATTTTGACGACAATAAATTTCAAGTGACTTCTATTCCAACATCTACAACACTAACACTTACTATGGCATCTAATGAATCAGGATCAGGTGCAAGCACCTCTGGTGGTATTAGAGTAAAGCATTATTTTCCAGTAGGGGTGGCCCAAGAAGTTGCATCAACAGGTTGGGGATTAGGTCAATGGGGTGGTACAGAATCAGGAACATTTACCTCAACACTTGCATCAGGAATTAATGCATCAGTTACCTCTTTAACACTAGCGAGTGCATCATCTTTTCCAACATCTGGAACAGTGCAAATTGGCTCTGAACTAATTACTTATACAGGCGTTACTAGCAATACTTTAACAGGTTTAACCAGAGGAGCTGTAGGTACAACAGCAGCGATACATTCTTCAGGAGCAGAAGTGAAAGACTCTTCAGGATATGCAGGTTGGAATACAGCTGTATCAGGTGACGTTGTGACTGCACCTGGTTTATGGTCATTAGATAATTTTGGTAACAAACTTATTGCAACAATAACAGGAGGTGAAAGTTTTGAATGGGATTCAAATCCAACAGCAGCTAATAACACTAGAGCAACAATTATTTCAGGTGCACCAACAGCATCACAATTTAGTACGGTATCAACACCCGATAGACACTTAATATTTTTTGGAACAGAAACAACTATTGGAGATAAAACAACCCAAGACCCAATGTTTATAAGATTTTCTTCACAAGAAGATATTAATACATACACACCATCAGCCACTAATACAGCAGGTACACAAAGACTTGCAGATGGATCTAAAATTGTAGGTGCTATTAGAGGAAGAGATGCAATCTATGTTTGGACAGATACCGCTTTGTTTATTATGAGATTTGTCGGTCCACCATTTACTTTCTCATTTCAACAAGTTGGTACTAACTGTGGATTAATTGGTAAGAATGCAGCAGTAGAAGTTGACGGTACAGCTTATTGGATGTCTGATAATGGTTTCTTTAGATACACGGGTAAATTAGAATCACTACCATGTTTAGTTGAAGACCATGTTTACGATGACATTAATACAATTCCAAAACAACACGTTAATGTTGGACTAAACAATTTGTTTGGTGAAATTATGTGGTTCTATCCTAGCTCTGGATCAGGCACCGTTAATAGAATGGTTGCGTATAATTATCTAGATTCAACACCACAAAGACCCGTATGGACTACAGGCACTCTTGCTAGAACCGCGTGGCAAGATTCTGCGGTATTTGGTAGACCTCATGCTACAGAATATGATGCAGATGGTACAACAGCTGCAACAGATACTAATCATGTTATCGGTTGCACAGACGGTGTATCCACATACTTTGAACATGAAACAGGTTTAAATCAAATTAAGGAAGGTGCAATAACAGCTATCACTGCAAGTATTGAATCTGGAGATTTTGACATTGGTCAACAAGGATTACAAGGTGATGGTGAGTTTATGATGAAAATAAGAAGAGTGATACCAGATTTCCTAGCACAAACTGGAGACGCAAGAATTACATTAAACTTAAAAGACTTTCCAAATGACACGGCAGCTAGTTCATCATTAGGTCCATTTACCGTGACCAGTGGTACACAAAAGATTGACACTAGAGCAAGGGCTAGATCAATATCATTAAAAATAGATAACACTAGTACCAGTCAGTTTTGGAAACTTGGTACATTTAGAATTGATTATCAACCAGATGGTAGAAGATAATGGCTAGAATTGTACAATCACTTACACAACCAAACGAAGAATATGATCAACAAATACAACAATCATTTGTAAGAGATATAGATAGTATTGTACAAAAATTAAATACAACGTTCCAACAGGATTTAAAAGAAGAATCAGAAGCGGAGGCTTATTACTTTGGCTAATACATTTTTAAATAAAAAAGTAGATTTAACAGCAACTAGTGTTACAACACTATACACAGTTCCAACTGCTACAACTGCTATTATTAAATCTATATTAGTGTCTGAAGATTCAGGGAACGCGGATACTATAACGGTGACAATTACTGCAGGCAGTGATGTATTTAGTGTATTTAAAACTAAAGCAGTAGGTGCTAATGCAACAGTAGAATTACTTACAGCCCCTTTAATCTTACAAGAAAGTGAGATATTAAAAGTGACTGCAGCGACAGCTAATAGACTACATGTGATCCTTTCGGCTTTAGAAAGTAAGCCAAGAGAAGTTACAACATAGTCTTGATTTATTAGATAAAATCTAGTAAATTAACAAATTACAGGTGCAATTCCTGCCTAAATAATATAAACAAATATACACATAATTATGATTACAAGAGCCAACATTAGAAGACAACTACGTGCAAGTGGTGGGATAACGAATGCTATTTCAAGAAAAGATTATTCTATGGGTGGGTCTATTGGTGGTGGTATCATTCAAGGAAATCCAATGGGTACTAGAACAGGATATTTTAATCCGTTTAAAAGTATTAAGAAAGCTGTTAAAAAAGTTGGTAACGTTGCAAAACAAGTTGTTAAAAGTCCTGTAGGTAGGGCTTTAATAATAGGTGGATTAGCTACATTGCCTTTTGGTGGACCAGGTGCTGCGTTTCGTAGTATAGGTGGAGGTTTAGGAAAAATGTTAGGAAGTTTTGGTGTACAAAATTTAGGTTTAAGAGGTCCTGCTAGTATGGGGTCTACAGGTTCTGGCTTATTAGGATTGTTAAGTAAAGGTAAAAGTGCTTTAAGTGGAATGAGCGGAATATCTAAACTAGTTGGCGCAGGAGGTTTACTTGGATACTTTGCATCTAAAGGTGCATCAGAAGAAGAAGCAAAAAGTTTAGCAGCAGATGTTGAACGAGGTTCAGGAATGGGTTTTGATCAAATTCAAAGAGACATTGCAGCATACAGAGGTGGTGGACAAGACGAATCACAAATGGCTGCCAAAGGTTACAGATTCTTAACACCGAAAAAATTTACACAATCATTATCTACAGGTGGTAGAGTTGGTTTACAAGCTGGTACTCCAGAAGAAGGAATTAAAAGTTTAGAAGCAGGCGCATCTTCAATTAAAGTAGAAGGTGATGTCAGACCACCAAAAATGAAAATGCAAGAAGAAATGAAAATGGCAGAAATACCTAAAGATATGACAATGGATGAAGCTGTGAGAAATTTTGATTTATCTGAACCTGAATTAAGTAAAAAATTAAAAGGAACTAAAGAGTA